GATTTGATAATAACACATACTCCCAGATGGGATTACTAAAACATAAAGTTATGAACGAAAAAACATTTACAGAAAAGGAACTTTTGAAATTATTGGCAAAGCAGCGAGAAAGCGATGCTAATATATTAACAAAAGAAATTAACGTAAGCGGATATACAGCTAAGCAAAAGGTAATAAAAAATAAGTTGGTTTATGAAAAAGTACAAGCCAAACAAGATTAAGCTATTCTTTAAGTTCTTTTGGCGAGAACTTGATTTTAAGTTAATCTTATCATTTATACAGCTATTGGCTTATATTAGTGTAATACTTTACATTATTTTTAAATTATGAGATCATGGGCTTCAATAGATAGAAGGCGAGCAAGTTATCGGAGAGTGTTTAGGAAAGTATTTCAAGATGCTTTGCAAGCACAAATCAAGCCGTTTCTTGATGATATTAGCACAATAGATGTAAGCAACACCTTTTATAATGAAGTCGAAATTGATAATAGCAAAGTAGAGCAGGCATATACGAGACTATATAAAACAGTAGCTAAAGATTTTGCAAAAAAAGAACGTGAAACCATGTTAAAAGCAGCCGGAAAACCGAGTGTTACAAAAGATGGTTTTGACGATGAAATGGAATTATTAATAACAGAATATTTGACAACTGGTCAAGTAGGCAGAAATATTGTAAGCATATCCGAAACATCAAAAGAGTATTTTAACAAGTTGTTAAATGATTTAATTGTAGAAGTAAACGCCGAAGGATTGGGATATAGTGAAGCACAAACACGATTAAGGGATAGGCTGACAAGTGAATGGCATAGGGCCGCAAGATATCGAACAGAACGAATAGTACGAACAGAAGTAAGCGCTGCCAGTAATTGGGGTTCAATCAAAGGCGTTAACAGTACAGGGTTACCTTATAATAAAACATGGTTAGCTGCAATTGATGAACGTACAAGGGTAGGACATGCCGACGCTAACGGTCAAACAGTAGACCAGTATGATGCTTTTACAGTTGATGGTGAAATGTTAGAATATCCGGTAGACCCGGCAGGAAGTGAAGGCAATGTTATAAATTGTCGATGTTCAGTTACTTATCAATTAAAACAAATGAGTATTTGATTAAATGGATAAAATTGTTTATTTTTGTAAAGATATTAGGTGTAAAAATTGCAATAAAAAATTAGCAGAATGGAGAATTAAAAAACAAAGTCATGAAATAAATATAAAGTGCCCGAAATGTGGGTATATAAATAAATTATAGAGCTACCAGATGGCCGTTAATCTTAGGATTTTCGGCTATTTTTAATTTATAAAGTTATGTTAATAAAAAACACGGGATTAAAGGAGCAAATCAAAGAAGTTGACGAACAAAAGGGAGTTGTTCAGATGTACGTTAACGCCTTTGGTAATGTTGATAGTGATAATGATATAAGCGAACCGGGTTCGTTTTCAAAAACTATCAAGGAGAATGGCAAAAGGGTAAAACACTTTCTTAACCACAGTTGGGATAAATTAATCGGTGTTCCAATAGAAATGAAGGAAGACGATACTGGATTATTGGTTACATCTAAATTGAATCTACAATCCCCCTTGGCAAAAGAAGTATTTGAGTTTTACAAGATGTATGCCGAACAGGGAATGACTTTAGAACATTCGGTGGGATTGGATGCGATTAAGTATGAAGAAAATCAAGATACCGGCATAAGAAATGTTAAGGAATGGAAATTATGGGAGTATTCTACACTATATGCATGGGGAGCAAATGAAAATACTCCAATGATAGATATTAAAAATATGAACTTTGATGATGCCTTTGTAACTTTAGATTATATGCTAAGAAAAGGCAATTTCAGAGACGAAACATTTAAAGAGATTGAAAAAAAATACACCGAATTGAAAGCACTTATCAAGGAGCCGCCCCAAAGCACTCTTAACGAAGATGAGCCGCTAACGTTAGATTATATGTTAAACAGTGTAAAAATATTAGAAAATGGAAAAAGAAGCATTTGATAAATTTTCGGAAAAGCTAAACAAGAGCTTAGAAGGAATTGAAAAAGGCCTTGAAAAAAAGGTTGATGCTGAAATATTGGATGAGCGAGTAACTGAGATTAAGGATATAATTGAAGGATTACCAAAAAATGAAGCTATCCAAAAGCATCAAGAGCATCTCGATACAATTGAGACAGAGCTTAAAAAAATGAAAGAGTCACGAGGTAATGTTGTTAAAACCCGTCATCAGGAACTAAAAGAAGTTTTTGAGAGTGATGATTTTAAAAACATCAATAAAGGCAAAAAGGATATTAACTTTGAATTAAAAGCCAATAATATTACCGAGGCCTTAACAGTAACCGATGATTCTACAAACACCACGAGAGTAATTCAGGAAGCCAGAGAGCCCGGTATAGTTGCACCACCTCGACCCCGTTTAACAACTTGGGATTTGGTAAATAAAGCAACAACTTCATCTCGTTTAATTCAGTATGTAGAGCGTACAAGCGAGACAGATGGAGCTGATATGATTGGCACTGACGGGGCATCAGGAAGTCAAAGCGATGCTGCTTGGACTGCTAAGTCAGTTGGTCTGACAGCAATTTCAAGTTATGGTAAGATTCACAGGGATATGTTAGAAGATTTTGGAGCCGTTGAAGCTGAAATTAACGAAATACTTAATTTTAATTTGGCAGCAAAACGAAATAATCAAATTCTAACAGGAACCGGAGCGGCTAACCAGTTAAAAGGTTTGATTTATTCTTCTGACCCTTGGGCTAAAGCATTTGATGCGCCAAGCTCATTTGAAGGTGCTATTGATAAAGCAAATATGTATGATGCTCTTTCAATTGCTATCACTCAGGTGATGTTAGGTGCTAATACAGATTATGCAACTGGCTTTATGCCAACTGCGATTGTTCTTAATCCTGTTGATGCACGTATGTTAAAACTTCAAAAGAATGAAAATGGAAATTATATGTTTCCTTATTTTCCTATGGGTGGTGGTACTGCAATTGAAGGCATACCTATCATTGAAGATGCCTATATGACTGTTGGAACCTTCTTAGTAGGAGATTTTACACGAGCAAATGCACGTATTAGACGTGGCATTGAACTAAGAGTTTGGGAGTCTAATGAAGATGACGCTCTTAACAACTTAGTAACTATTACAGCAACTCACAGACTGGGATTTTTTGTTAAATCACATCACCAGTATGCATTTGTTTATGGTACTTTTAGTGCTGCAAAATCTGAAATCGATAAAGTAACATCATAATGAGAAAATTAATATTAACAATTGGATTAATCTTTGTTGTGCTGTTTGCTTTTAGTCAAGATAGAACAGTAACAAAGATGTTAGACAAAGGAGCTACTTATTATAAATATACCGGAGTGGCTGCCGATACTTTAGGGCCTGTTGACCAGGATACTGTTGATGTAGTATTCCAGGTAAGGGTGGACCCACGAATTACGAAGGTAGAAGTAAAAACTAAGTTTGACCTTGTTGATGGTGCGGATACAACTGTTGCAATAACAGTTCAAGGCAAAAACTTTGCAGATGATAGTTATACTGATATTATTTCAAGCACATTAAGTGATGATATTAACGCCGACAACACTGTTAAAGTATTAACAGCCGCTTATTCAGAAACTATTGCCAGTTATACATCTACTTTTGCAGCAGATTCAACTACTACCTATTCAGAGCAAACTATAACACCTGTAGATTATTCTTACAGATATATTAAATGTAGGTATATAATCCAGGGAACATCAGATGCAGGTAGTGGAGTCAAGATTGATGAAATAGAATTAAAACTATTTTTATGAAGGTAAAAGTAAAATTTAAAGACGGCACAACTGGAGAAGTTTACAAGCATGAAAAATACAGGCTGGTAAAACGTGGGATGTTGGAAATTAGCAAAGAAGAGCAAAAAAAGTATGATGAGCTTTTTGCTAACGAATCGCCACAAAAAAAACCTAACCAGCCTTTAGGTAAAACTCAATATGATAGAATCAGGAAAGTTTTAGCATCACAGGAAAAAGAAATTGAAACGCTTAAAGGCGTTGTTTCAAATCTTGAAAAAGAGCTAAAGAAAAAACCTGAAACTAAAGAACGTAAGCAAAAACCACAAACAAAATGATTAGAATTTCGCAAGATATAGAGACAGAGCCTGTCAGTATTGATGATGTAAAACAGTTTATTAAGTTTTCAGACGATGACGGCGACGAGATTAGTTTAATTACTGATATGTTAAAAGGGGTTAGGGTTCATATTGAAAAGATGACAGGCCTGTCTTTTGCGAAAAAAACTATTCAGGAAAAATTTGAAAAAAACAATAGTGGTATTTATGTTTTACACGTTGCTCCGGTAATTAGTATAGACTCTGTTTATTCTTTGGATATCGAAGAAGAACAAACAAAGTTAACACTAAACGAAGACTATTACGCTTCCGGAATGTATGAGAGGATTCTTAAAGTTTATGGAGTTGATACACAATTGAAAGTTGAATACTCTGTAGGCTATGGAGAGGAAGAAACTGAGGATTTGCCATTTGATTTAAAACAGGCAGTTTTAAGACAGGTAATTCAATGGTATGACAATCGAGACGAATATCTACAAGCGACCTATATGGATACAATAGGCAGTATTATAAGGCAATATCAAAGGAAATGGTAAGACCAACGAGATTTAATAAAAAGTATAGTTTAATTCGTAAAACAACAGAACGAACCGATACTGGTGGATTAAAGCAGTTAGCATCTTCGATATTATATGAGGATTGGTGCAACAAAAAGCCAGTTAGCGGTAAAAAGCGATTAGATTATACGGCGTTGGGATATAATGAACCGTACACTTTGACTATGCGAAAAAGAACAGATTATAATATTTTACCTACTGATATTATCCAATTAGATAGTGTAGATTTTCAAATTGCATCAATCATTGATTTAGAAATGTATTACGAAATTGACGTTAAAAAATGATATCTGTAACATTAGAAGATAAAAAGTTTCAAAGGCAATTAGAGCGATTGCGTAAAAAGCACGCAAAAAGATTGCATGAAACTATTATTGATTCAACTTATAAGATGCATAAACTTGCGTCAGGAACTGCACCTGTTGACGATGGAGCTTTGAAAGGTCAAATAAAAATAAAAACTGGTTACTTAAAGGGTGAAGTTGTATCAGAAGCAAATTATTCTCAGGCCGTAGAAGAGGGAACTAAACCACATCATATTGAAATTAAAAGCAAAAAAGTATTAGCAGGGGCCGCAAGTAAGGCACCGGCCGGAATGGCAACGAGTAATGGATGGGCTATTTATGGGACGAGAGTACAACACCCGGGAACAAAGCCGCAGCCATTTATGAAACCTGCCTTTACAGTTGCTAAAAATTATCTGGTTAAACAGATTAAAAAACTATTTTGATGGACTATCGAAACGCTTTATTATCGGCATATTTTACGCAACTAAATAATAACGTTGTGATTGATGGTTCTATAATCGAAGTAGGAACTAAGATAAGCGATGGAGCAAAAGACTTTATAAGGTATTTTATTTCAAGCGACGATGACCGGGGAACTTTTGACCATGTTATCCGTGAGGTTGATGTAAATGTAGATTGTGTAAGCATTCAGCCTTTAACAATGGGGGATGATGAGATAGTTGATGAAATGGTAGACCAAGTTAAGCAGATAATTTCAGATATTTCAATTAATGGATGGGTAACAGAATTAACTTTAGAAATGGGAACCGAAACCGGAAGCGGAGAAAATGAATCAGAGTATATAGTAAGAAGAACAATAACATTTAAACATTTTATACGAAAAAGATGAAAATAAAAATTTTAATAGGAATACTGCTTATTGCTGTAATTGGAATTTCAGCAACAGTAGTTAATTACACAAGGTTAGAAAGTAATCTTAGTGTAGGGGAGAAAGTAACCTTGGGGTCTGTCTCACAAGTAATTACTCACGATTTGTTAAATGAAACGGTAACATATAAGCAGGGGGCGTCAAAGTATGATGTTGACCTTGTATATGCAGACACAACAACCGGAACACAAACGGTTGATTTAACAGATTTAACAAATACATTAGGAGAGAACATGTCTATGGATGGCTACCGAGTTGTCGCT